CCCTTAGCGGCGATTTTTAAACCTCTTTCATCAGTGAATGCATTGATATCAATCAATGATTGTTCTAATGAAGTTTCGTTTAAATCCGCTGCAGTTGCTAGTGTGTTAGACACAGTTCCAGCAATTGTTGGGTGGGCAGTGTTAAATAATGAAACACCATCACCTGAAGTGAACGTACCAAATCCATTATTAAATGGTACTGCACCTTTAACTTGTTTAGTTTGAGCCATAGATCTTGCTAAAGCTTTTGTATATCTAGAAGCTAGTCTGTCATACAAGTTATCCTCAATTGCTTCCTCAGTGATAGCAAAAGCGAGAGCAATAGTCTCGTTAGTGTATCTTGCTGTGAAAGTTTCTTGAGCATTGTCGTATACAACTCCGCCACCTTCTGGTTTTACTTGTGCTTGAGCGAATCCACTTAACATTACTTCTTCTTCAAAAGCTCTGTCAGATGACTCAGTAGTATAAATTTCAGAAGTCTGATCTTCATACTGTTTGTATTCCAGGCCGAATAAAGCATTCAATCCTGGCTCTAGTTCTTTAACTAGTTGGTTTCGTGATATTGCCATGATTTATACTCCTGAAGTGTCACCGAAAGCCGTCTGATTAATAATAACTCTCCATACAACGTTAGCCGCTGTAATGTCATTATTTTCAGGGTCTCTTGAAACACCTATTATTTTTAGTTGTTGAACTGCAACGTTAACAGTTGCGTCGTTCAATGTACATCTTGATACAAAGTTAGACGTAGAACCAGCAGTATAAGCTATATCTGCTGTAGCACCTACATCAGCCTGAGCTGAAGCACCTGCGTTATTACTTCTTACTTCGTATTGTTGAAGTGGACTGTCATTGACAAGTGCCACAATATCAGATGCTTGGTTAGCGGCTAATAAGTGGTTTGCAAATGTTGGTTTGCTTGTATTGGCATCAGTAAAAAAAACACCGTTTAGTGAACCAAGAATATTCTCAGTTCCTGCTATACCTACTGTTGCAAAACCAGTTGCTGCTTGTACTATCAAATCTTGAAAGAACATTGCATCTGAACTAGCTGCTACAGGGTATTCGCCTAGACCCATGCTTTCATAACCATTACCATAAGCTCTTATTGGTTTCAATCCGAAACCTATTGCGCTTGAGTTTGCCATAGTTATTTTCTCCTTGTGAACCTGCCTCGTGAAAAGCCTCCAGTTCGATTAATTTATTCGTTGGGTCGAAGCGTTAAATTTTTAACTTTTCTTGCCACCGAAGGTTGTACGAGTTTGCATATCGATGTCGATAGGCATTCCCCTATGCTGTTCCTTCATAAGATCGTTGTCGATTGCGGCCTGTTGATCTTGCGCTTGTCGTGCAAAATACTGTTCTCTTGACCTTGCGATCTCTTCCGGTACCCTAGTCAGCACTAGGCCCCCGTGCCCGATAACCCCTGCGTATTTGCCGTCGGTGATTGCTGGAAAGTCCTCTTGAGGATATTCGTCTGCTCTTACTAACTCATACCCGGACCTTAAGCGTCCTTGTATGTTTTTCGTGTCGACGTATCCCAAGACTTCTATTCTGACCCATCTGTGTCTGAATCCGTCTGGCGCGTTGGGCGTATCTAAGTACGATGGTGGAGTCCAAACTTTTGGTCTTGCTTTTGGCGCAACCGTTTTAGCTTGTGATTGTACTTTTGTAGAATCACTTTTAGTTTGACTCGCACGAGTTGGTTTATTGTTTGTCATATGCCTATACCTCCTTCGTGATTATAAGTTGTTTCGCATACTCTTCTAGTGGCACACCTAATTTTCTCGCTATTGCGACTTGAGAAGATGTGAGTCTCACTTGTTTGCGACCACTCTTTGTACTACGCGTTGCAGAGGCAACGTTCTGTGTAGGTTTAGTAGTCTGTTTTTCTTCTACTGGTCTATCAAATTTATGGGGAAATTCAAGTCTTATTCTTTTATCAACTTCCTTATAATAATCGTCAGACTGAGGATCCATACCTTCTTCTTCGGTTAGTTTCCT